GTATCTTCATGGTCTCAGATTTCTCACTAAAGAAGATTTCTTTAGTGAATATTCATACTACATTCCTCCAGCAATGATGAAACTTCTCAATAGGAGTTGCTTCAAAGACTTCTACACCCGTGTTCACTACAACTTCTCATAATGGATTTCACAAAACGCCAACTGGTTCTATTGACAACGGCACTTACTCTGTTCTATGATGAGATCGCAAAGACCGCAAAACCAGAGTTCAAAGCAGAAGTAATGGAACTTGCACAGATGGTTCAGGATGCTTATGAGGGGGCAGAATGACAGATAAAGAACTCTACAACCCCGATGAGTTTCTGCTTGACAACATCAAAGCATATCATTATGAGGTGATGGATGAAGGTCATCATGTGTGGATGGCATTCTATTTTGAGAATGGTAACACAGGGCACTTGAATATTTTTCTGAATGATGGTAAGATTAACACACGTTATGAGGAATGGGTGAATGACTGATAGAGACACCTATTACAATATGACTAAGTGGGAATGGTTCGTTGAGGGATTTCGTAACATTCATTATATCATTGATTGTTATGAGACCGTAGAGCATTTCCCTGATGACTTTTGGGAGGCACTCAGTTGGGGTTATTATGAAATGTATATTTTCCCATACGACGATTGTTATAATCCTTATCTGTCTCCCGAAAGGAAACTGAGGTTGGGACGATGGTAATACTTCATAAACTCATACTCACTAATAAGTATCTCCGTTACACACCTTTTTGGTGGTGGTGGAGATTGATGTCGCATCAAGGTTTTCGCTTTGATGATTATCATGTATGGGGGGAGTTCTGGCATTCATTAAATCATGGATGGGAGCATATTGAATATGTTTATAAGTTTGAAGAGTTCTGGGGTAAGGGTTCCTATCCTCCTGAAAAGATTATTCTACCAAAAGAGAACTTTGATGCTCTGATAGAAAAACTCAACGAACCTCCACAATACAACGAAAAGATTGCTAGAGTATTACAACGTAAAGCACCATGGGATGATGAATGATAAATCTAAAATCTACTATAATGTTTGGAAATGTGCCTATCAACGCAGAGGAATGTACCGAGGAACAGATAGAGAATACAGAGAGCACGAAACTGTGCGTATGTGTCTTGATATGAAAGACGTAAAGTTTTACCAATTTGATACTGAAAAACCAAAACACCTGAAGTAAAATGATTTCTATTTTTGATTTGTTTCATGATGAACGAAGATATGGTTGGGTTGTAGACAAACGTTACGACTGGATAAACATGCTTTCTAAAATGCAGAAAACTAATCCACAAAGGTTTAGGGAGTTCAAATATTCTCAAGAGACTATCTATCATCACTTAGATAGAATTCAGCAGGAGCAAAATCTTTATGACTGATAATGGATTTGAAGAATGGTTCAATGAATTGGTGGGATTTTCTTTTCGTTCCGAATGGTTTTATGACGACTTTGACTATGCTGCCAAAACAAATGACTACAAAAAAGTGGTTGAATGGATGAAAACTGCCTATGAGATGGGGTATAATGAAGGGCAGCGACTCTACGGAGGGACCGAATGAACTTCACACCAGAACAATATAAACTCATTTACAACTCTGTGCGTCGGTATCAGATTGAGAAGACCATTCTGAATAGTGATGAGTATCAGCAGTGTAATGAAATACTTGACGGACTCTTTGATTCCGTTTATACTCAACAACAGGAGCAACCTACTTAATTATGGGACGACCAAAGAAAAGTGAGAATGTGATTTCTCAAAACAGAGAAGAAGAATTTCCTTTTGATCAGTTTCCATGGAAATTAGTTCACAAGGATGGTAAGGACGGAAAAGAAGTACGGAAGTGTTATTTCCAATCCGAAGAACATCGTAAAAAACACATTCAACGATACAATCTAAAGAGTAAAGACATTAAACTGAGTTACAAATATGATTAAACGTGCTCTTATTACTGGTGGTGCTGGATTTATTGCACATCACTTAATTGGTCAAATTTTAAAAACTACCGATTGGGAAATTATTACACTTGATCGTTTGGATTATAGTGGAAATCTTAATCGTCTTCACGATCTAATGCTTACCTTTGATCCTGTAATTCGCAAGAGAGTTAAAGTAGTTCACCACGATTTGAAAGCAGAACTGAATCCACTTGTTCGTTCTGAAATTGGTAACGTAGATTATATTCTTCATCTTGCTGCTGGTTCTCACGTTGATCGTAGTATTGAATATCCAATGGAGTTTGTTCTGGATAATGTTGTAGCAACCTGCAATATTCTTGAGTTTGCAAGACTACAAAAAAATAATCTGGAACGATTCATTTATTTCAGCACTGATGAAGTCTTTGGTCCTGCACCAGATGGAATTAAATATCAAGAAAATGATAGGTATAATTCTACTAATCCTTATAGTGCTACAAAAGCAGGTGGTGAGGAACTTGCAGTTGCCTATGAGAACACCTATGGTCTTCCGATTTACATTACTCATACGATGAATGTGTTTGGAGAGCGGCAACATCCAGAGAAGTACATTCCAATGTGTATCAAAAAAATTCGTGATGGAGAAACTGTAACAATTCATAGTGATAAGACCTGTACAATTCCTGGTTCACGTCACTACATTCATGCAGAAGATGTTGCAGATGCCATCCTGTTCCTTCTAAATTATCAAGGAACATTTGAACCAACTTGGGGTGGTGCAAAATGTCCTAAGTTTAATATTGTTGGTGCAGAAGAACTGAATAACCTTGAACTTGCCCAGATTATAGCAGAAGCACAAGATAAAGAACTTAAATATGAATTAGTTGACTTCCACTCTTCACGTCCTGGACACGATTTGCGTTATGCTCTGGATGGTGATAAAATGAAACAACTGGGATGGGTGTCCGCAAAATCTGTACGGGAACGCATCGCAGAAGTAACAAAATGGACTCTTATTAACAAACGCTGGATTACTCTATGACTATTCGCAATTTTGTAGATAAAAATGGAAACTCTTGGGAGTGGGAAGAGACTGCAGAAACTGTAAAAGCAGTTCAAGAACTTGCAAAGTTTGCAGGAAATTACAACGGACCTCTTTATGCACCGCATTCAAGATCAAAAAATGAACAAAACTGAACGTCCTTGGGGATGGTTTGATAACCTTGAAGAAGGAGAAAATAATCCTTATAAGGTAAAAACCATCTATGTTAAACCAAATCATCAGTTTTCACTTCAACGTCACGAACAACGTCAAGAATTTTGGGTTGTGGTTGAGGGAGATGGAATTGTAACAACCTCAACATATAATTGTAATGTTAATCGTGGAAGTTATATTCATATTCGTGAAAACGAAATACATAGAATGAGTGCTGGTGAATTTGGTATTAAATTTATTGAAGTTCAGATTGGTTCTATGTGTGATGAAGATGACATTGTAAGACTTGAGGATGATTATGGAAGAAAATGAACTAATTGATGATGCTTTCTACGTCAAACAACAGCGTTGGGGAACTTGGGATTCTTATGACAAAGAAAATAAAGCAATTGTCACATCTCTCACTAAAGAGCAATGTATATCAGCGACCCGTTATGTCCTTAAAGGACGGCAGGAAGGTTTCCCTGAATCCCAAACTTATGAAGGACAGGTAGGTGGAAAACTCTAATTATCCATATCACGTCTTAGATCCAACCACTCCTTGGTATGAGTGGTTGTGTTACTGTGAAATTTGTCATCAATTGAATGTTCCCAATCAACCAAAGTGGCAAAGATATGCTGCTTATCGTAATTATCTAAAAGAAGTCGGAATATTATGATCAGACGTCTAAGAATATGGTTGTGGCACATAGTTTCTGAACTAGAGCAACGCCTGTATCCTTTTGAAAAAGAGGATATGGGCGATTACTACTATACTGTAAAAAATGAGGAGACAGGTGAAAACTATATGATTATTGAATGGATTAAATCATTTGATGAACGTATTATAAGACTTCAAGATGAAATGCTTTATGTGCAAAGTGAATTGAGGGGAATTAAACATGATCAAGAGAATAATTAATTGGTTCTTCTCTCCATCAGTAGAACCAATTGTAGAAGACATTGATGTATACTCTAAACTTATTGAATTAGAAAATCGTATTATCAAGTTAGAAGAGGAAAATATAGAAACTACAAATGAGTTATATCGTATGGAAAATTCCCTTGATGCTCGCATAGATATTCTTGCAGAAAAATGTAGGATTGATTTCAATGTATGAATTAGACGATTTTGAAAAAGCACTCGCTCACTTTGGAACAAGAGTTGATGTCATCATAGCAATGGAAATGGGAGGAAAGTTTGATGCTGAAACTGCTTACAAAAATATTAAGATGGAACTCAAAGAACTCAAGCGTATCCGAAAGTCCATCAAAAAAGACAAGGATTTGTGATAAGTGTGGAGTTGAAAAACCACTTGATAAAGATCATTATGATGTTGTAAAATACTTCCGTGATGGTTTTTCATATTATTGCCACGAATGTTCTAAACCAAAACCAAGAGAATGATGGAAGATACACTTAAAATAACAGAAAATGAGGACGGATCGTTCACTATGGACTGGGATCCGAAAGACCCAAAATGGGAATGGTTGAATGGGTTGACAAGTAAGGAGATCCAGGTTATAGTAGAGCAAGCAATTAAGGAACACCTTGATGGACTTTGATTATAAAAAGTATTCTCTCGAGAACCTTGAGAATTGGATGCACGATGCGATGTCTGCAGGTAGAGCATCACCCCAAGAAATCTATGATGTTATTGTTGATGTAGTTAAAGAAAATTACTACAGTTATAAACATCAAGCATCTCAGGCATATGAACTTCTTTCTCTTTTGAATAGTGGTATTGATAACAACAAGTATCAGAATCATCTGAATAAAATTCTGAGTTGTGATAAGGACGATTCATCTGAAAAGTGTAAGAATTCTTGGACTTCTTTTTGGGAAGAAAACTATTATCCAGAAGAATATAAAGGTTCAACTGTAAGTAGTGTTCAGTATACTGAAGAGGAACTGAATGCGATGTGTGATAAGGCAGCATCAGATCAGGAAAAAGAACAGTGTCGTGAATACAATCTGCGTGAGGCAGAGTATTATGATAAGCAAGAAAAACCTGCTATGAATTATCAGGAGGCAATTGCTGCTGGATGGGAAATGACTGCTGATGGATTCTGGATCAAAGAGGATAAAGTTGTCAAGTGGCAACTTCCCGTTGAATTTGATGGTCTGACTGGAGATTGTTATATTGAGTTTCCTGATGATTTGCTTGAAGCAGCAAACCTCAGAGAAGGTGATACTGTAGAATGGATTGATCGTAAAGATGGTAGTTTTGAATTGAGAAAAGTAACTAAACCCTTAGAAATGGATGAGTGTTGATTATGGCATTATCTGAATCAGTTGAAGCAAGTTTAAAAGAAGCAGAGCAATCTCTGCGTAATGCACTTGCGTATGCAGCACGACAAGAACGTCCTATGGTGTGTAGTGTCGTTGCAGATATGATCTCGCGTATTGATACTTTAATGTCAACCGATGCTCTTCTTGATAAATTAGAGAATCGTAAACCTGGTGACTCTGGTTTTTTTGGAACTATTTTTGGAAAAGATGACTGAATCTAACGATCTTGGTAAAGCACTAAAAGAATGGTGGGAATCTGATTCTTTTAAAGAAATGCAGAGAGCAAATGAGGAAGCAAGGCAACGTGCAGTAGGAAAGTATTTTATGCTTTCTGAGCAGGATAAGATTGATATGGTAGAAGCAATCACTTACATTATGTGTAAGGCAGAAAGCGAAGGAACTTCTCATCGTGGTCTTCAAGATGCTCTGGGCATTTATCCCACTGGATTTTGGGTAGATCATCTTATGGACGTTCATAATGCTCTTTGGTCATATTATAATGATCGTAAAAGAGAACAAGAGCTGAAAGATGATCTTGATTCCTTAGATAATTTCATTAAATAATGTAACACAATCCCAAAGAAAACATTAAGTTTCTAGATATTAGTGTATTGAAATGCTAACATTGGGACACACCGCAAAAAACAAATGACTTTGCCTAAAACGAGCACCGAAACTCTTACGGAAGAAGAGTGGAATGAACTTGTAGCACTAAAAGACGCAATTAGTTATGCTCCCCAAACAGTTTCTGCCAAAAAGATGGAAAAGTTTGCGGAATTAATGGTTCGCACACTTGAAGGTAAGTGTGATCCTCCTCCATCTAAAAACTGGCGCGGAAATGCGTTAAGTGAATAAAAAAATAAATATTACCATCACGATATAAAACTATGGACAACATCGACCAACATATTCAGAAAGATGAGGATCTTCTGAGTGATCCTCTGATTTCTCCACAGTCAAGAAGGCATACTGAGGAAGAATTGGAAGCATTGAAGGCATATAAAGAACATCATCCAGAAGATTTGCACGATCCCACACCTCTTGAACTGTATTGTGATACTCATCCTGATGCTGCAGAATGTAAAGTATATGATAACTGAGTGACAGTTTAAATAGTGGCACAAGGGGTATCCTGGTTCGCTAGGGTGCCCCTTATAATATGTCAATAACGAAAACTTATTGTGTTCAACTCAATTTTTGAAGACGGTTCTCTAACCCAATATATTGAACAGAACGCACAGGATCCATGGATTGGTACGTCATTTCAGGGTTATGTGTTTATGTCTCCCAAACAAAAAGGTGAGTTTGGTGAACGCTTTGTTTCTAAGTATTTTGAAGCCGCTGGTCATGAAGTCAAACGTGCAAAGACTTCTACTGCTGGACATGATCGTGTGATTGATAACATTCTTACTGAAATTAAGTTCTCTCTTGCCACCCGTGACAAGAAAGGTGGTGTGAAAGAAGATCAGTTCATTATCAATCACGTTTCTAAGAATAAAGATTGGGAACGTCTTGTGTTCTTTGGTATTAATAATACTGAAGAAGGTTCTCGTTTGTTTTGGTTTACAAAAGAGGATTTTTTGAATCACCTGGAATCTAATGATTGCTTGTTTGCTCCACAGCAAGGTGGTAAATCTATCGGAAATGATGATTACATTTGTACAAAAGTGAATAATCTGGTAGAATGTAATTTTGTGAAGTCTATTAGCGAATGGTGAATCTTCATCTTGGCGATTGTCTAGATATTCTACCGATACTAGATTCCAATTCTGTGGATATGGTGTTGGTAGATCTCCCATATGGGACAACTGCCTGCAAATGGGATTCAATTATCCCATTAGAAAAATTATGGGAACAATACAATCGCATCTGCAAAGAAGATGGTGCAATGGTGTTTACTGCAGCACAACCATTCACAACTATACTTGCAGCATCAAATATTAACAACTTTCGTTATGAATGGATCTGGGAGAAACCACAGGGAACTAATCCTATGAACGCAAAAGTGATGCCTCTCAAATCACACGAAAACATCCTGGTTTTCTATCGCAAAAAACCCACATATAATCCTCAAATGTGGTATTCAACTCCGTACAGTGGTTTCTCATCAGACACCAGCAAGATTGGTGAGGTTTATGGTCAAGCACAATCAAAGCATCGTGATAATCCTGATGGGTCAAGATACCCAAAGACAGTTTTGCGATTCAAACAAGAAAAAGGTTTTCATCCTACACAGAAACCAGTAGACTTGATGGAGTATTTGATTAAAACATATACCAACGAAGGTGATACTGTTCTTGATAATACAATGGGAAGTGGAACAACTGGTGTTGCCTGTGTGAATACGAATAGAAACTTTGTTGGTATTGAAATGGATAGTGAATACTTTAAGATTGCGGAGCAACGCATAGAAGGTGCTGTGCCAGTTATGGAAGTGGACCAGAAGGCACAGAATCCGCTGCTAGAGGCATTATACTAACAAGGTAATCAACAAACGCCCTCAATGGCAACCCGCTCCCGTATCGGCATCGAACTTAAGAATGGTTCCGTACTTTCTGTGTATCATCACTGGGATGGTTATCCTGAGTGGTTGGGTCGTATCCTAAACACCCATTACAACTCACGTTCTCTTGCTGCCGAACTGATTGATGGTGGTGATATGAGTTCTTGCTGGACTGAAGATCGGTTTAGTATTGATCCCACCACTGGATATAAAGTTCAAGAATATGGTCCTCAATACTACTCTCAACGCGGTGAAGATTGCCCTCCGCGTCTTGATGCTGACCTCGCAGAGTATCTTCTGCCTGCTAATGGTGAAGAGTATCACTATGTCTTCCGCAATGGTGAATGGGTATGCTATAATATGAACTGCTATGTGGAAAGCAAACTTCCCGAAATCGTTGAAATCCCTTCCGCTGCTCTTGCTGTTTGACCTATGAAAACTTCTACTGCTCTTGGTGTTGTATTTGGTGTTATTGTTCTTACAGTAGCAGGACTCTTTCTGAAAGCATGGATTCTTGGTATTATTCTCTCTTGGTTTAGTGTTTCCTTGACTATTTGGCAGAATCTTCTTATTATTATTCTTGCCGATTTGATTACTGGTAAACTTAACGTCTCTTCCAAATCTTCTAACTGATTATGAAACAACAAAACGGATTTATTGACCCTGCTGTTGCTGCTATTGCTGTCGGTGTGGTTGTGATTGGTGGTCTCATCTTTATTGGTGGTCCACAATACAATGTATGGCAACAATCTCTTGCAGGTAAAGCAGAACTTCAGAAAGCAGAATTTACGAGGCAAGTAAAAGTTCTTGAAGCAAAAGCACTTAAAGATGCTTCTATTCTACAAGCGGAAGCAGAAGTTGAAAGAGCAAAAGGTGCCGCATCTGCTAATAAAATTCTTGGAGAAAGTTTGAAGGGTAATAGTGAATACCTTCAATACCTTTATATTCAAAACCTTGAGAATGCAGATAATAGCAAAGAAAAGACAGTGATTTATGTTCCTACTGAAAAAGGTATTCCTATCCCTATTACTGAAAGTCAACGTCTAAAACAAAACTAAATAACATTACCTGATAGACGGCAATCTTCGGGTGGAGGGTGAAAATCCCTCCTTTTTAGCATAAATATTAATGCCGTCTATTAGAGTAGAAATGAAGGGACTCATTTATTGTGTCCATTGTATTTCCACAGGAAAGAAATACATCGGACAAACTACACAAATTTTAGAAAAAAGAATAAACAGACACTTTTGCGATAGTGAAAGAACAGACTATCATTTTCATCGTGCCATAAAGAAATATGGAAAAGAAAACTTCATATTTGGTATTGTTGAGGAATGTAATTTAGAGGAATGATTGGTGCAGTTGGAGGAGAAGTTAAATAAATAAAAAAGAAATTTCACTGAAAAATATGAAGTCTATCGCCAAACTTAAGGACAATTTGACTCCTTATGCTATTGCTGTTTTCGTTCCAGCATTTCTTTCAATTATTGGATTTGGAATTTATCATGGACAGTTTCACTTCAGCTCTAATTCTGCACATTGCCACGCTGATAATGTCTGTCATACTCACTGATTGATATGAGAAACTACATCATTGTTGCTGCTATTTCTGCAGTTGTTAGTGTTTTTAGTTGGGAAGTGATGCACGTCGTCACTGGTGTCGATGCTTCTCCCAAAGAACAATCTTCAAATAAACAATTTGTTTGGAGAAAACATATTTGAAACCCTCTTGACCCCAAGAGGGTTTTTTGCTATGATGGGCAAGTTACTGGGAGATTCAAGATGGACCTGTCCGAACTGATTGATGAACTGCGGGAGATTGAAATCTACGGATCTGAACCTTCAGATTGGATGGGATATATGAGTTCTGACGACTACTGGGTGCCAGATGAGGAACTGGCATACTGACCTCCTGAGCGGTGCGTAGGTGCCGCTATAATAAGTACATACGCAACCAAGCAATGACTACCACCTTCGCTGACTACTCCGCCCAAGCAGAAGCGCGGAAGAACATCGCAGAGGCAGTTCTGGGGCATACCTATGCCCTCTGTGAGGCGCTGCGCCAGAACTTCATCCAGTACAGCATCAAGTCTCATCAAATTTCTATTAGTTACGGACAAAATGTTGATTATCATGAGGCATGTGTTGCTGACTTGAAGAACGGCAACTGTGGTTATGAGTTCTACCCCGAAACGGGTCGTAAGTATCACAAGATCATTATGGTTGCCAATGGTTCCCGCAGTGTCCACGCTTTTGTGGATAAGAAGACTGGTGAGGTCTACAAGTCCGCATCTTGGAAAGCACCTGCCAAAGGTGTTCGCTATGATCTGCGTATCATTGAGCAGCGTGAATGGTTGCTTCAACACGCTGATTGGGCAGGTGCCTATTTGTACGCTCGCTGAACAATGAAAAAACTTCTTTTACTTTTACCTCTCACATTTTTACCTTTACCAGTGTCCGCAATTACGTGGGAACAATTTTGGTCACCATTTACTTATGATGGACCTCGTTACCATGTTCTTATGTGTGATAAAAAAGTTTATCACGAAGAATATATTCCTGGAAACTATAGAAGACGAGGATATGTGAGATATTGGACTGAAGTAAGAAGAGTTCCTTGCTATGATTATGACAACTACTGATAAACTGATCTTTGTTGGATCTTTTGTTTGGTTTCTTCACTGGGGGACCAGAATTACAGAAGAACTTATCAATTTGATTTGATTGTGCCAGATTCCAAACTGGCACAGCGCACCCGTAGCGAGGCAGTTCTTCCCCTATAATAAGAAGGTAATCAAGGGAACAACCCGTGTCTAGAGAAGAACTCAACCACTTCATTGATTATGTGATGTCGTTTTATGGTGCTGATGGATTGTATCCTATTCAAGGAATCAATCGCACTGTGGTTCGCAAGGCAACGAATGATGTGATGAAAATTGCTAAGATTAGAGATGTCCCCTTCTGTGGTGACAGTTATGATCGTGAGCAAGTATCGCATCTTCTTCTCAACAAATACAATCTGGTGCTGTGCAAATGAAAACCTATCGTATGGTGATTGAGTATTGGGTTCCTGATGAGGATGAGAATTTGTTTGAAGAGAAGATTATCCAGTCCCGCTCTTCTTGTGGTAAAATTGTAGATGATTACTTAGCACAAGATCGCACCAATCTCATCCGTTCCGTTGAGGTTACTCCTGTTTGATTATGGCACTCTCTAATTCTACAATCCAACGCCTTGCTGATGCCCTCAGTGATGATGTGGCACAGTTTATTGCAGAAGATGAGCGTTTCTTTGACCTGATGGTTGAGTTGATTCCTGATGCGATCTGTGATAAACTTGGTGATGTAGATGATATGGTTCTTGCCGAACTTTCTATGTGTATTTCTGGGCAAATTCGTTTGATTGGAGTATGATTGAAACTTTGATTGCTGGATTGACTTGTGGAATCGCTACTTTCTATGGAGTGGGTGACGGATTTCACGGTAATCGGACTGCTAACGGTGAAGTATTCGATGCTTATCGATGGACTGCTGCCCATCCGTATCTTCCACTGGGTACTAAAATCCGTGTTACCAATCAAGATAATCTTAAACAAGTAATTGTAAGGGTCAATGATCGTGGACCTTATTCTCACGCTGATTTGGATCTAAGTTATGCAGCATTTGCTCATATTGCTTCTACAAAACAAGGAAACGCGACTGTATGTTGGAGGGTAGTTGGATGAAAAAACTTTTGTTGATTGTATCGCTGTTGTTCTCATCTCCAGCATTTGCACAAACTGCACCACCTAAACCCAAAGTTTATCGTCCCTTTGTATATGAAACTCCGTGTATGTTAGAGTATGGATTGCAGACATATCCTGACACTTGTAAGGTTGTAGAAACCCGTGAAACTGGTGGAGCACTTCGCACTCGTAACATCTTCTCTAACAAACACGGTCTGACTATCAAAGGTCGCTTTGATAAAGAGAAAGGATATATGACTTGGGATAGTCATAATAAGTATGAATACAAATGGGAATATAAAGTTGGTGGTAATAACAATGAGGGTGCCTGGACCTATGTAATGCCAGGATTTCTTCTACAAAACGTATCTTGGGATTGATTATGACTGAAACTATTGTAAATCTAAATGTTCATGAAATTGGTGTGATTCTATCTGCACTTCAGAACCTTGAGAATGCAGATGAAAATCGAATTGCACGGGAATATGGAAGTGTGCCAGCACTGTATAACAAACTCTATTCGCTCTGGGAGCAGATGGACACTTCCGAAACTGGACTACGCAACGACGTGGTGCCCTCCTTCTGACCTATAATACAAAGGTAATCAAGGGAACCACCCGATGAAGGGACCAATCACTTTCACCTCTGGTCAACTGCTGGACCTGATTGATCTCCTTCAAGAAAAGGAGGATGCTCTGTACGATGCAGAAAACAGGGCACTCTCCATTTACTATATGCAAATGGGAGTGCAGTTCCAACGGATGTACGATCGCCTACAGGATCTTCCTGGTGAGCAGCGTGTTGCCGAGTTTGTAATGACCACCATTGAATAAAAATGAAAACATCTTACATTTTTCTTGCATTTATCGCTGTTCTAATGTGGAATGGTGTTCTTGCCAAACGTGATGTAGAACTCTTTAAGGCATATGATAAGGTCTGTGCCGAACTTCCCCAACCCCATCCCGATTGCCGTTATGCCAAATGAATGAAGAAGATATTGAACAGTTCGTCCGTGCCTTTGAAGATTTTATGAAACATTCCGAATCAGAGACTTATTCACATCAACAATGGACTGAGGCACGTCAATACAGTCAACAGTTTTATGAGCAAAAGGCATCAGAACTGGGTGTCTCAGTTGACTACTATCTTCGGGAGTTTGTATCTTGACCGAACAATCTAAACTAATTTTTTCACTGATGCAGATTGAAAATCTGGTCTCTCTCCTGAATGGAAATGAGTACCAGCAATTTTTATATTCACATCTCATTTCAGTTCAGGTTGAACTTCAAAGGCAGTTGACAAATCTGAATCATTCAATTACAATCAAGGAGTAATTTACACAAACAAATGAAGTATCTTTACATTGTTGATTTCTGGGTTCCGTTTCCTTCTTCCGAATATGGTGGATTGGTTAATCTAATTGCCGAATCTGATACTGAGGCATTTGAAATTCTTTCACAAGAAGAGCAATTTAATGAAAGATATATTGATCGGATTATGGAACGTGTGGTGAATGCCCAGAAGTTTGCACTGGTTGATGAGTACGAATCTGGTCTTTTAGAGGCATTTACAACCTAATGATGATTGAGTTTCCTCACAAGGCACCGCCTGGTTATTCCTATGAACAAATCGAATTCAAGAGAAACATTATTGCTATTTGGATTGTTAATGAACGGACTTTTAGTTACAATGGGAATAGTCGCACTCCTAGTATCTGGGGATTCTACAATACAAAAACAAAGTGCTATCATGCACCCATTAACTCAAAGACAGTCGGTGACAAGGTAGATATTAGAGATACGACTGTATATTCTGCAATGATCCCCAAACTCACACCTCTTCAGGCGGCATTTGTATGAGTTATACTCCAAAGGTCAATGACTATGTAACCTGGAGCAAGGGTGTTGAGGGTTGGGTATATTTCAAGTGTGGTGATTATATCACGATTGAACTTCTTGTTCGCCCCAAAGACGAAGAAAACTACCAAGCATCTTCCATACATGCGAATGAAAGAGTTCTTGTCATTTGTTATCACGAGCAATGGAAAGAACTGATCTATGTTAAATCAAGGAAATCTGTTTATGAAGCATAAGTCTCTGTGGCGTTGGTGGGCAAAGGCACTGGGCGAAAAGGCATCCAAGTGTGATAAGGAATCCGATAGTATTGCCCTGATTCGCACGTTCATCTTTTTAACCTATTTGATCACGAATGGTTTTATTGTTGCTGGTGTGATTCGCCACTGGAACGATTCTCTTCCAATTCATTTGTATTATTATGAAGTATCAGGTCACTTATCTGAAACCCAAAAAGAAAACCTATTCAAAACAAATCGTAACTTTCTATACGATTGAGGATGCAACTCTCTGGGAGAAACATATTCTCTCTCAGGGTTGTAAAGATTCGGAGATTATTCCTATTTTTTCTTAAGAACCATGAGACTTTCCCGAGCACTGGAATATGTGTTTATTTCTTCTCTTGTAATTTTATTCGGTGGTAATATTCTCCTGGCACTAACCACATTAATTCCACAGGGATCAAATACGATGATTAACAGTCAAAGTAAATATTAAATGCAACTGAGATTCTGTCTTCTGTTCCCTTATTTGCAGTCAAATAGTGCCATAACTGACCAGGAATAAGATATAACCTACCAGGTTCTGCACTTATATGAAATGACAGTAGATCGGGCCTGTTTTTATAGAGTGATCCATTTCATGTGTGGTACACAAGATGAAATGAAACTTGGAAATAAAGAATCTGTTAAGAATGATGAGTAATTAGTTTGCATAGAACCAGTAGTAACCTTTCCAACTGTAATGACCAGGATTGCGTAAACTTTTGATCAGTCCACTAGTCTTTGCTCCAGGTGCAATAGATCGTACGGCAAATGCAATTGACTCGTATCTGCCTTCTATTTCTCCTGTTTTTTTATTTACGGCAAAGACCGCCTTTTTCTTAGGTTTATCTTCCAAAATCTCCCATTTGTACCCATAGGCAGTTCCACCTTTTCTGGCGGCAAGTAGAATGTTACTATTCTTATTTGCATCGCCCGTAAGAGATTGTGCTGCCATACGAGCATTCTCATAATCAGTACACAATCCAGTTTCTAGATTCTTACCTCTTATCTTTAATCCTGAATGTTTACCATTACCTCTGTTTTTCTCAGTTAGACAACCCCACGAATTCTTTTTTGATCTTTCTGTTAATGATGTGGATATGTTTTGTATGCGAGATTCAGTTAATACTTTCTGTGATGCTTTTGTAGATATCTTCTTTTTAGTTTCTTCTGAAAATACAACTTTATCTCCATCACTTGTTGAGTCTAGAGACTGTACATTATATCCTTCTGCACTTTCAAATGCATTATAATGACTTATCCAATATGCTTCTCTTTCATTTAATAAACTCTCATCACATTCATCTATTTCCTGAATACTGAATCTATGATTACCATATTTACGCATTGCGGAATGTAATGGTTTGCTACTCATTCTCATTGCTTCTTGTATGTGTTGTTGCCAACGCTTATTCATTCCCTGAGTGGTTTGTCCAATGTATTTGTGACCGTTTTCTTTGTTTGTAATTAAGTAAATAATACCTCTACTCATTTTTATTATGCTAGACAACACTCTGTATTTATGATATGCAATACTTATTTTATAGTATACAACACTCTTATGGAAAAGTCTGTGGAAATTGTGGAAATTGTGGAAACTATTGAAAAAACTATAAGTAATGTTTTGTTTTCTTTATAAATATCCGTTCTTATTGTAAGCTTAGTCAACGTACCATAAGACGCGCAGTTTGTCAAGCCCCACGCCGCCGAAAATTATGAGACCCACACAATCTTATAAAATCTCGTCTAGAAATCTTGACGAGATTGTGAGCGTTATAACACATTTTACACATATAACGCATATATAATATCGTATCTTCAAAATCTCGTCGAGATCGGGCACGAAGCGGTATTGCAATCTCGTCGAGACTATGATAGAATTAACCAATCACACAATCTCGACGAGCTTATGTACGACGATTACGATCTCGACTATACGTATAGCAACGATTATGCAGATCTCGACGAGGACACGTACTATGAGAATGGTACACGAGATCTAGATGACGATTATGCACGCGGCGGGCAAGATTATCAAGATCTTGCATATCGTCACTATGCATGATACAATAAATCAATAACACATACGAGATTCTTATGCCTACCGCACAGAAACGTAGAGTGATTGTAACTCTAGATATAGACTGCTATGATGATCTAGACCTAGAAGACATCAATTGGCGTGATGTCCTAGATCTGCAGGGCGATGAGGACGTGCATTCTAGCATCAAGGAGTTTGATCCCTTTTGAGTACTGTGACAGTTTATAAAGCGGCACACAGGGGCACACAGAGGGTGCTGGCGATGTTATATTACATTCGTTCCTGAGTTCTGAACCAAATGTGTGGTCCTATTGAGTATACCTTTGAGGATTATATTAATGAGGCCTCAAGTGAAGAATGGGATGAATGGGAAATGAATGCTACCAAACTTGAATTGCCTCTGGATTATTATATTCAGGAGTTCGTTGGTATGCCAGTTGGATAAGTGGCACAAGGTTGCCTTGAAGCAACCTGATCTGGGTTTATGTTGGTTTCGTTCAACACCACAGCACCGATGATTCTCTTCACCGCCACCAACTACGGATGTGTTTTCACTCTCTCCCAAGAAAATGGGGATGAGTTGTATTATGCTCCGATCTATGCCGATGGTACAGTAAACCTGAAAGAATTCGCCCCAGTGGATATGGATTCTGTGGATATGGATGAAATGGAGATCTTTGATATCCGTAACCGCCTTGTGGAAATGTGCCAGGTCTGAAACTGGCACACTGGGGGTTGCAGGGTCCCCCAAACCCTGCTACATTACATTCGTACCTGAGGGAACCACCCCAATGTCCATCACCCTGACCGCTTCCTACAAAGAGATGCTCAACGCTGAAACCGTTGAGAAGATTGATGAGTTGCTGGATGAACAGTATGCTCTGGAAGACATGCTGGAGTTCATTGATGAGTACAATGAGCAAGACTTCGTGTCTTTCTATGAGGAATATGTGCGTTGTGGTGAGGCAATTGGTTATGAGGCAGTTGATGCCCTGATTGGTGAAATGGGCAGCGTTTGTGATGTTGAGGACTGTGATGAGCGTTATCAGGGTTGCTATGAAAATGAGGCAGACTTTGCCGAAGAATTCTATTCTGATCTGTATGATCTTCCCTGTGCAATTGTGGTAGACTGGGAGGCAACTTGGGAGCAGAATCTTCGTTATGATTTTACTGCCTGTAATGATGGCACTTCGTATCGTTCGTGCCACATCTTTCGTGATTGCTGATTAAAATCTCGTCAAGATATCTCGTCGAGATGTGTGTGATACATACATCTCGACACACATGACGAGATATATCACACGATGTATAATCTCGTCATGATATATGAGGGAGCATGGTGGAATCGGTAGACACACCAGACTTAAAATCTGTTGACCGTTAAGGTCGTGGGAGTTCAAGTCTCCCTGCTCCTATTGGGTGATTCGATAACATCATCACCCATCATGCGCGAGAACGTTATATAAACTACAAGGTGGATAGGGTAACATAAGGCGGGAGTGGTGTCCCGCCTTTTTTCTTATAAATAAATGCAATTAATTATAATGTGCGAGAGTTCATCCTATCTCTGGCAAATAAAATAGGAAACAATACATTCGTGACTGATAAGAATATAAAAAACAGGACGATTCCTGATTAGATTCTTGTATTTAAATCTAGTCACTTAGGGATCATATCTTTGTGTCTTAAAGTACTTATACTCTCATCTTCATCCTTAGCAAAGCGATTCTAGCAAGATCTTTATACTTTGTCAACCCCCTCTGTGCCAGTTGGTCTAGTGGCACCATACCCCTTGTGTTCGTGTGGTGTGCGTGCCATACTACGTTTGTTCCTGAGAGGCACACCGATGTTTGATGAAATGTGGCAAGAGATCCAGGATGCCCCTGGTGAGATCTTTGACATTCCCGAACTTCGTGATGAAGAAGATTTCAACATGAATGAATACCTGAACGGTAACTATGACTATTGATCTGATCGCTTCAATCGTTGTTCGTTTCTACTTTCACCACTGATGACTCTCACCACATTAACATTTGAGGAACTGGATGCGTTGCTGGCGCTGATAGAGTTTCATGATGATTGGGATGAGGTTAGTGAAATCGTGGGGTGTAATGTTTCCGCACTCTATGATAAACTCTCTGAAATGCGTGATGAGGTCTGATGCAATTCCAAGTTACTGCAATCGAGTTTGATTTTGATGATAAGTGTCCCTATTGTGGTGATCCTCAATCCCCAGAA